CCACTCAATTTCGCAACGTTGCCCATAAATTGGGATTAACTTCGAAGCAAGCGGCCGCACTTCATGATGAATTGGCTGTTTATATGAATAATACGGTAGCTGAGCAAATAAAGGCTACAGAAGCAAATACTGCCGAGATTGAAGCTAATCTTAGGCAAAAATATGGTGCTAGTTATACGGAGAAGATTAAACAGGCAGCTGTAACCGCCAAAAATATATTTGGCGATGATCAAGAAATTATCCATGCACTACATAATAGGATGGGTGTTAAATTTTACGATATGTTGATAAATTACGCTAATGGAAATTCTGATCCAAAAATAAAAATGGGCAGTTCTTCTAACGGATATAATCTAAGCCCTGCCGAAGCAAAATCCCAAATATCTAAACTAATGGGTGATCCTCAATTTGTTAAGAAGTGGATGGACAAAATGCACCCTGAACATGATCAGGCTGTTGCCGACTACAATCGTTATGTAGACATGTCTAACATGTCTCAATAGGAATTCGTTAGGGAAACTTAATTGTCCTAACAAAACTGTAAACAGTCGGTGCGTGTACGTCAACACGAAGTTAGAGGCCGTTATTATTTGGCGACAACCTTTATAAGGCCGCTTATTATAATAGCGATAACCCTTACGAAAAAAGAAAAACAATTATTATAAACTTTTCGTAGGAGATTTTTTATGTCTAATCAAATTACAACGCAGATGGTGAGCAGATTTAAAAGCACCCTGCAACATCTTGTACAACAAAAAGGTTCAGTTTTAAGAGGTTACGTTCGTCAGGAATTATTAGGTGATGCTGAAGACTGTTATTTTGACCAGATTGGGGCAACCGAGGCACAGGAAAAAACCGCCCGCCACGGTGACAGTCCACTAATCCACACGCCACACTCAAGACGCAAAGTTGAAAAGCGCGACTTTGAATGGGGTGATATGGTGGATGCGCTTGACCTTGATAAAGTTTTAACTGATCCATCTTCTGCTTATCTTCAGTCAGCCATGTGGTCGCTTGGCCGCAAGATGGACGACGTGATTATCGAGGCAGCACTTGGGTCTGCTAAAACAGGAAAGAACGGCAATACAAGCGTTGTTTTACCTGCCGGCCAAAAAATTGCGGTTGGTGCTTCTGGTTTAACGCTGGCAAAACTTTTGCAAACCAAGGAAATACTTGACGCAAACGAAGTTGACCCTGATGAGCCGCGTTACATCGCGGTAACAGCGCGGCAAGTTACCAATTTGCTAAATACAACCGAAGTTAAAAATGCCGATTACAATTCGATTAAGGCTTTAGTACAAGGACAAATTAACAGTTTTTTATGTTTTAATTTTGTCAGAATACAGCGTCTTACAAAAGACGTGCTTGGCGACCGGCAAGTTATTGCCTGGGCAAAAGAAGGGTTATTGTTGGCTGTTGGTCAGGACATAAAAGGCCAAATTGCACAGCGTCCCGACTTCTGACAGGATAACTATGCCTATGCTTCTCTATCTTGTGGCGCAACCCGGATGGAAGAGAAAAAAGTTGTTGAAATTGCCTGTATGGAGTAAAAAAAATGGCTACACATTACGGTACACAAATGACTAAATTGGTTGTCACAAGAACGCCAGCTGAGGTTGGGGATGTTGGCGGACGGGTGCGTAGTTTTATTGAGACTGTCGCGCTTAATGGACAGGCAATAAATGATATTATTTATGTCGCTAGGATTCCTGCAAACGCCAGAATAATAGGTATATATTTAAATACTTCTGCAACTCTTGGTTTATCTGAGGTTGCGGTTGGTATTCCTGGAACTGCGTCAAAATATCGTGCTGCGGCAACACTCACAACAACTGATGAATGGGTTCCTTGTGAATTGAATGCGGCAGTAGGAGTGGCATTAGCAGAAAAAGAAGATATTATTCTTACTGTCTTAGTTAATGCCCTTCCTGGTGCAGGAACGCTTAAAGTCCTTGTAAAATATACAATTGACTAGATAAAAAGGGAGGGGGTTTAACAGCCCCCTCTTATAATTATGTCAGACCCAGTTTTTATATGCAATGTTGCGCTTGGTATGATTGGGCAAAACCCAATCAAAAGCCTTTCTGATGACACCCACGAAGCACGAACTTGTAATATCTACTATCAACACACTGTTGATAAAGTTTTGCAATCAAACGATTGGAATTCGGCAGTTTGTCAAGCAAAGCTTCCAGCTGATGTTTCTGTTCCAATATGGGAATATGATTACCAATATGTTGTGCCATCAGGAACATCACCAGAACATCCACTTTGCTTAAGAATAATTAAAGTTGATGGTGGTGACGATTGGGAAAGAAGAGGAAATAAAATTTTAACAAATTATCCGCCTCCCCTTAACATAACATATATTGGGCGCGTTAAAGAAAATATGTTTGATCCGATGTTAACTGAGACAATAGCCAAAACGTTAGCGGCAGATATGTCTGTTAGGTTCACAGATAGCGCTGCAAAAACACAATTCCTAAAAAGCTTAAGTATCAATGAAGAAAACAAGGCAAAACGTATTGACGCAAGAGAAAGTAAACCAAGCAATATTGTATCAGATAGTTGGATAAAGGCAAGATTCTAATGACTATTATTAATCCGTTAATGGCATCTTTTAATGGTGGGGAATGGTCAGGTGAGATATGGGGGCGTTCAGATATTCAAAAATATCCAAACGCTGCAAAAAGACAGAAAAATTTTATATCATTGCCTTCTGGAATGTTAAAATCTAGGCCAGGAACGCGCTTTGTTTCCAGTACAAAAGATAATTTAATAGCTAGAATAATCCCGTTTGAATTCTCAAGACTACAGGCATACATTCTTGAGTTTACAAATTTTAAAATGAGGGTCTTCAAGGATAATGGGATTGTAGAAATAATACCAGGAACACCTTATGAAGCAACATCTCCTTACTCAGAAATTCAAATTGCTAACATTAAATATGCACAGTCAAACGACGTTTTATATATTGTTCACCCGTCTTTAAGACCAAAAAAACTTACAAGAACTGGTCATGCTAGTTGGACATTCTCAGATATACAATTTATTGACGGACCTTATTTAGATATAAATTCAAGCCCAACAACTTTGACACCAAGCGCTATAACAGGTGCGATAACTATAACAGCATCATCAAATTTGTTTGTTTCTACTGACGTTGGTAGATTGGTGCGTATAAAAAACGGTGCTACGTGGGGTTGGGCAGAAATAACAGCTTACACTAGTGCAACTCAAGTTAGTGCTAATGTTAAGGGTGATTTTGCTGCAGCGACGGCTACTAAAGAATGGCGTTTAGGGGCATGGTCAGACACAACTGGATGGCCTTCTGTCGTTGTCTTTTATGAACGCCGTATTTTTTACGCAAACAGCAAACAAAGGCCGCAAACTATTTGGGGAAGTACTACTGATGATTTTGAAAACTTTGCCCCATCAAAAACGGACGGGGTTGTTGTTGCTTCAAACGCCCTTACCTATACAATAGATGACAATCAGGTTCACAACATCCAATGGTTGGTTTCTTCTGAAAGATTAATGATTGGAACTTCAAGCGCAGAATTTATTGCACAAGCCTCGACATTAAATGAGGGATTAACCCCAAATAATATAACAATACGCAGCAAAAGCCGCATTGGATCGGCGGATGTTATGCCAGTTTTAATTGACCAATCAATTATTTATGTGCAAACAGCAGCGCGTTCTATGTATGAACTGATATTTGAAAATTTTGATTCACCAACAAATAGTGTTGAAATGAGTATTTTTTCTAATCACCTTTTAACTAGTGGTGTTCGTGAGATTACATATCAGAAAAGACCTTGGTCATTGCTTTGGGGTTGCTGTCATGATGGGCGGTTGTTTGCTGCAACTTTTGTAAAAGACCAGCAAGTTCTTGCTTTCCATGATCATCCGATTGGTGGAAAAAATGTTAAGGTTATATCAGTCGCCTGCATTCCCAATGAAACGGGCAATCAGTTGTGGCTAGTTGTCGAGCGTTTTATAAATGGTAATGTTGTTAGATATGTTGAGTACATGACTGATGACTATTTA